CCATGAATTTATATAGTGTTGGCAGTAACGAAGTAACTATTGATTTTTCTAGAGGCAATTTAGGAACAATTAATATTAATGGGATAGCATCTGCAGAAATAGAATGTTTTGATGGAGAATGGGTAAATACTATATTACGTACAGGAAGCTATGTTTCCGGCATAGGTATGGTATATGGTTCTGGAGGATATGGGTCCGGGACATATGGGACTGGCACTGTTGGTGGCCTTTTGGAAATTGTTGCAAAAAAATCAAAATGGGGCAAAATTGTAGCTACTGTTTCTGCATCTGCTCCTGCGAGTCTCCCAACAACAGGAACAGTTTCTTTGGGCACCGCAGGGACCGAAACTCGACTCAATGGTGAATTACAAGAATTAAGATTGTGGACCGGCAGTTTATTAGATTCTGCTTTTATAAATCACACAAAAGCACCGGCAGCATATGATGGAAATGTAAATGCATATGATGAATTAGTATTTAGGTTACCATTAACACAAAAAATAAATCACACTTTAACAAGTAGTATGGCTGGAATAGAACCAAATCCTTCTGGAATATCTGCTTCTTTTGCAAGTTGGACTAATGATACACCATATGATTCAATTGAAGAAACATATTATTATGATGGAATATCATTGGGTGCAGGAACATTTGATGATAATAAAATAAGATTAGAATCAAATGATTTGGTTGGAACATTAGATGTTATAACAAGAGCAGAAAGAAGTCAATTTGATACCGCTCCACTAGATTCAAATAAATTAGGAGTATATTATTCTCCGCAAACAATGATTAATGAAGATATCATTTCACAATTAGGATTTCAAAGTTTAGATGAATATATAGGAGATCCAAGCGATCAAAATACAATATCATATCCTGCTTTGCGGCAATTTGCAAATGGATATTGGAAAAAATATACAACTAAAAATAATATTAATGAATATATAAAATTATTTTCATTATTTGATTTATCATTTTTTAAACAATTGGATCAATTAATTCCTGCCCGTGTTGATAAAATAACAGGATTATTAATACAGCCAAATTTACTAGAACGAAATAAAGATACAGCACGTGCTAATATTTCTAGAACAAAGAATTCATATAATACTCAACTACAAGCTGTTCAAAATGTATTGAGTGCTAGTTATATATCACATGGTGGCCAAATTGATGGAAAGATATATACTATATCAGCACAAGATGATGATCAGTGGAATTCTTATATTTCTGGAACTATCAATCCATATGAAAAGACAATTTATTGCCATGAATATTTATTGTTATCTGGCAGTACTTATATAACTGGGTCTACTCCTTATTGGGAATGCGAAGCAATTTCACCAAATTTTTCTGGTAGTAGATTATCAGAATTTAGGCAATATGTATATTCGGGTAGCGTATTAAGATTTGCTGAATTTCAAGATTATTTACCAATTGGTATTGCAAATCATCGATATAACGGATCTAAATTAACTAGTCCAGGATTTAATATAAACTCAACAGAAACCCCAGATGGGAAACCAGTTGTAGAATATATTGATGGAAATGAAAACCAATTATTTTATGATTCTGTGGGAGAATTAGGAAGTTTTAGGGTTAATAACAATTTTAATAGATAATTTTACATTCGTAATATTTATATAAAATAAAGGTATAAAAATGGGATATTTAAATAACACTACAGTAACTGTCGATGCAATTTTAACTTTAAAGGGGCGAGAATTATTGGCTGCTGGAGATGGGTCTTTCAACGTTACTCAATTTGCGTTGGGAGATGATGAAATTGATTATGATTTGTGGAATCCAAATCATCCACTTGGTACAGACTATTATGGTGTAATTATAGAAAATATGCCGATAACAGAAGCTGTACCTGATGAGACACAAGCATTAAAATATAGATTATTAACATTGCCAAACAATACTACAACTAGTATACCTGTAGTTACTGTCTCTGGCGATAGCAGTATTTTAGACACGAACCAACAAATGACAGTAACAGCAAATACTATACCAGGTGGCGGAAATGTAGTATATGGTTATACAGCTATATTGTCTGATTCTAGTATAGCTAATATACAAGCTGCGCCAGGATCTGTTTTAGCTGGCAGCAACCCTACAGTACCATTGTCTATTGCTAATGGAGCAGCCACTAGTGTCGCAGTAACTAGCAAAGGAAGTTTCTTAGTTACCGCTAAAAAATTAGCAGTTAATAAAACAGCAACTATAACTATTATTGGTAATGAAACGGGTGGTTCTTCAACTATTTCATTTACAGTTAATAAAGAAGTTGTGTAGATTAAAGTACCGGGGCCATAAAATGAGTAAAAAATTATGATAAATAAAATTAAAAGTTTAAGAAAATTACCTAGACACGGTATGCCAGGAGGATGGCAAGCAACAAGGAGGAGAATGGAAAGAGGTGGACCAGAAATAGGTCCAATTTCTGGTCCAGCGCCAGATGTGCCGACTACGACTACCACCGGCCAGGTATATACCGACCAACAAATTCAAGCATTACAACAACAAGCAGTAGCTAATTATTTAACACAACAATCATTAATTGCACAATCAAATCAAAACGGACAAACATTCCAAATACTTAATTTAGCCGATGATATTTTAAATGATACAAAAGAAGTTGTCACTGCTGGGTTATGGAGTGATAATTTAACAGAACTAACATCTCTTTATACCGGAAGTTTAACTACTACACAAAAGCGGTATTATGTTAATGTATATCAAAAAGACTATTTAGAAACAGGGTCAGCAGTACAATTTGCGTTAGCATATGGAAATTCGAATGGAAGTGGGTCATCTGCATTAGGAACATTGGATGATGCGGCGTCTAGAGCAATATATTCGCAATATAAACAATTATTATTAGATAAAAATACAAGTAAATTTAGCACAGTAACAAGTGGAAGTACAGATTCTATATATGTTGTTAATTTTCAAAGAAACAGAACTAAAGAAAAATTAGATCCAGCAAATTGGGAATTGCCATTAACTGGAATAATATCTAGAGATACAAATGCTACCGGCAGTGTAACTGTTGGGGCTGTTAGCGGTTCAATTACATTAATTGATGATTCTTCTTTAACAGACGGAAGTATAGAAGAAGCAGGTAGAGTGTATAACGTTGTATCAGGAAGTATTAACGCAGGTGTATATAATTCAGCCGCACCTCATTATTACGGAACTGTATATCCAGCTCATAGTGCTATTGTATTAGATGGCGATATATTAGATGCACGGTTAAATTTCACTACAAATACCGGATCTAATTCAGAAGGAGATAATCATTTTGCATTATATCATTCTATATCTGGATCATATAGTGCATCTTCAGCAGGATTCCAGGCCAGGAATAAAGAAACTATTACTAGCACTATATATTTTATTAGAATTAAAAATGGTGACTTTAATTTCTCTAATAATCCTTCATATACTACTGGTAGCTATGGTGAAATAGCACAACAAACGTTTTGGGGTGATCCTAAATCATATATAACAACTGTTGGATTGTATGATGACAAACAACAATTATTAGCAGTATCAAAATTAAGCCAACCATTATTAAAATCTAAAAAGCGAGAAGTAAACATTCGTGTCAAATTAGATTATTAAAACTATCATTGATTTATGCCCTGTTATATTTATAATAAAAGTATAGCAGGGTTTTACTATTATGCCACATAATATAACTGAATATAAAGGAGAATACGCAGAAGTATTTAAAAAAATCGATCCTTCGGATTTAAAATTTAATCCATTCCAAGTACACAAGACATTTAATATATTATCTAGTAGTGCAGTAACTGATGAATATGCGCCATTAGAAGCTGTATATGTAAGTAATTTACCTGCAATATCTAGCAGTTTAGAATTTAATGATGCAAAGAATGTTGATGGTAGTTATAAATTTAATATTTACAATTCTGTAAATCATTTATTTTATGCATATAAAAAACAGCCTGATAAAGCGTATGGTTATATTGATTTAAATAATGCTTCTAGATTTTTATATGAATCTGCATCTGTTTTTAGCATTCCGCAGAAAAAGATGGGCGAACGAATAAAGCCAGATTCTTTTACATATATTAATAATAATTCAATTTCATTAGCATCTGACAGATATGGTAATATATATGATGTTGATATTGATACTGGTTCGTTTGCAGGAGAAGGAACATTTTATGAAGGCTTTAATGAATACTTTGATACTAGTAGAGTTAAATTTTATGATCAAGCTGGTTTTGGGGGAAATTTTGCTACTTTTGGTTGGTGGGAAAATATAACATACGTAGATGGCGT